ATTTTTATATCTGTAAACGGTATGTCTACTTTTCTTATACCCGTTGCTTCCGGTTCATCTGATGCCTCTGCTTGTACTCCCTCGGGAGCTTCTAGATCGCTAGGCGGTACCACCATAGGAATGTATGATGGCACGTCTGCGGTAGGTAGAGGTATAGATATTGTCTCAATTTTCTGAGGTGGAGGAAGTATCAGTTTCGGTATTTCCATCTTCTGACTCCCTGTCTTTTATAACAGCTTGTGTAGCTATAATTGCTTGTTTACAATTTTGCATTGTTTCTAAAGCTTTGTTATGAGCTTCTACAAGTTGTTCAAGTTGTGTCTTTAATTCTTGAGTGGTTGGTTTAGTCATTTAAAATTTTGTTATTCAGGTTTTGGGTATTTATCTTTAACAGCTTTAATTTCAGTTTTCCACGCATCAATACCTTTGTGGTATATAGTATCGAGTTGCTCTGGAATAGAAGGATAATTTTGTTCTCTTTGATTTATGTATCCAAACTTTGCTTTTAGTTCAGCATCTTTAGCTACAACTTGATCCCAAGTAACTGGAATGAGACTGTTATCCTTACTTTCAACACATATATCATCAACTATATCAGTTATGACGCTATATGATTCTTTAAAAGTAGCTTCATCTTTTACTTCGTTTTTGATTCGTAAAACATATTTACTATTATCAATACCTAAAGCTAATAAAGCTTCTTGGATATCTTCAATTATCATACTGCTACCTCCATTGCTATTGAATTATATGATTTGATACTACCACTACCAGCCGTATCACTATATTTTGCATATATTTTATAAGTTACTTGAGATGTTGTATTTGGTGAATCCATATAATCTATAGATGATGGTGCCATTAAATACTTATGTGCATAAATGTTATCTCTTTGATATAAAATATTTTGATCTATTAATGTTGTTGTAGTGCCACCAACTGTACGTGTTACTTTATGATTAGCAGCCGGACCACCCCAACTATTATTACCATTAGTCTGTATAACCATACTTGATAGAATAGCTACTTTGTTACTAGAACTTGACGGTGTAATTTGTAACTCCATAATTTCAGTATAAGAACTGCTAAGAGACATATCTCCACTTGTAAGATAACCTGAGTCACTATCTGTACTTATAAGACCTCCTGAACCAAGTGCTGAACCGTTTACAGTTATTGCACCAGTAACATTAATACCACCTGAAGTAGTTTCAAACTTTTTACTGTTATCGTAATATAGCTCACAGGCTCCTCCATTTATAAAATGAGCAAGGTTTTCACTGTTTGCTTCATTTTTAACTAAGAAATTATTAGCTTGAAATATTAAATATCCTGTTCCGTCTTGATGAATCCTAGAGTGACTTCCATCGTGATATATTCTAAGATCATTTCCAGTTCCCGCTTTAAACTGCATATTATCTCTAAGCATTAAACCGGATGTAGTAAATTCACCGATATCACTACCACCACTAACAAACTCCATCGTGTTAGCTGAAGTGTTGCAAGTTATGTAGTTATTAGAATTAAAAGCGTATCTACCTTGTACTTCGACTCCAGATGATGTAGTTGTAAACTTTTCAGTACCGTCGTAATATATTTGAACTTGTGCGTTTTCCACGCATCTTATCATATACTCACTGTCATCAGATTTATTTATATTTACTACACTTCCTGATATTGCTAAAGATCCAGTTCCAGCATCTTTTATGAAAGAATTATTACCATCGTGATAGATTTGTAAGTCTTGGCTAGTTCCTAATTGAATTTTATTTCCATCATCAGCAAAATAATGACCATGTGTTTTAACGCCATTTGAAACTGTCTCAAACTTTTTAACATCATCATATCTAAGCTCTACTGCACCATCAGGAATTAAAGCAATACCTACTTCAGCATCTTTAGGATTTATATAAAGGTTTCCTGTTTTATTTCTAATCCACGAGTGACTTCCATCGTGATACACTTCTAGGTCTGCACCAGCACCCCATTGTATCTTTTTATTATCTGCTTGAAGTTTGATATCACCACTGGTAACATCTAAGTTTCCTGTTAATGTAGCTCCAAAACTTTCTGTCCGGAATTTTTCATTACCATTGTGCATGATACGTACTTGTCCAGCACTTGTAGTATAAAGAAGAACATTATCAGTATCAGCATTTCTTAAATACAACTGGTTTGAGTCAATATAAAGACTTCCAGTGCCTTCTTCTTGTATGAAACTGTGGCTTCCTGAATGATAAATTTGTAGATCATTACCATCTCCAGCAATAAATTTAGTACCATCATTAACCTTAATACGATCATCAGTACCACTCCAACTTGCTTTAGTTACACCGCCTGCTGTTTTAAAAACAAAATCTCCTTCTACCTTTGCTCCGTCAAGATAAGTATAAAGCTTTTTAACACCATTGTAATATAACTCTACTGCATCGTTTTGCACAGCTTTAATCATGTATTCAGAGCCATCAGCACTATCAAAACTTATTTGACTTCCTTTTAGTGATAGAGCTCCTGTAGAGTTTTTAAGGTGGCTATGGTTTCCATCGTGATAAATTTGTAGATCACCACCAGAACCAACTGTTATTCTATTTGTAGCACCATCTGTAGAATCAGCAATATTTATATTATTACCGTTACTTGCTAAGTTACCGCCTAGCTGTGGTGACGTGTCATTAAGTAAATCAGTATTAACTGCTGCAAAACTTAAGTTACCACTAGAGTCTGTTTTTAAGAAACCGTTGTTTACAATACTGCTAGGAAAAGTTAGTGTATAACTCTGTGCAGCACTGTGAGGTGGTGACTTTAGTTTGATACCATGACTCTGTGCAGAACAGTTTAACTGTAGTGTACCATCGGCACCTCCAGCTCCACGTACTTCTACTACACCAGTTCCGTTAGGAGATAGTTTTACGTTTCCGTTAGTTACATCAGTTCCTATGTTACCAGCTTCGATGTTATCTAGACTAGAACCATCAGCAGCTATGTCTCTACCATCTACGTTACCAGTTACAGTTATGTTGCCTGTTACGTCAATACCAGAATTGAAATCAACATTACTATTAAAATCAAATGTTCCGTCTGATGCAAGCACCATTCTTTGTTGAGCATTTGTTTCGTCATAGATTCTAAAATTACCATTAGAGTTCCAAAGAGAAAAATCTGAATTTGAATCACTATCAGTTAATAGTAATTTAGGTGCAGTATTTTGTATTGTCTGGTTTCCAGTAAATGTGTTAGCACCTGTACCAGCCAAGTTACCAGTAGCTGTAACACCACCTTGCCAAGCTGAACCATTGTATACTCTTAGCTCATTAGAGCTTGTGTCAAAGTAAAGATCTCCAGCATCAAGACTAGAACTAGGAGCAGTACTAGCTACACGGTATCTTTCTCCAAAAGAGTTTACACCACTAAGATTATTTGCAACAGTATTTACGTTAGCAATAGAACCACCAACGTTATTTACGTTTGTTATAGACCCTGCTACTAATCCTATGTCAGTTCCGTCTGCTGCTACTATGCCTATATCAGAGGCATCTGCTGCAACAGCATTTATGTTTGACGCAATACTAGCTACAGAATTAATGTTTGTAGCGTTACCAGCAACTGCTGTTACATTTGAACTGATACCAGCAACTGTTGTTACATTTGAACTAATACCAGCTACAGTAGTTACATTACTAGCTATACCAGCTACAGTTGTAACCTCTGTTGCGTTTGGAACTAATCTGTGAAAAGCATATGTATGTAGTGTAGATGTAGATTCTACTATAAATCCAAAACCAGATGGGATAGTAGATGTTACACCTGTTATTGTAATGTTAGCGTTGTTTGCTAAATTACCATTAGATATAGTAAGTGTAGTTCCACTAGGTACTAAGTTAGTTGAAGCTGCCTTAATACTTAATACGGCTGATGATCCAGCCTGACCTTGTGGGTTAGTATTAGGAAAATGTTGTTCACTTTCTATAATATCAAAACCACCAACATCGTTTACAATGTCAATAATTCTGTCGTTGATAGCTGCGGTTGTAGCAATCGTAGTATCATTGTCCGGGAAAGACTGTCCATCTTTAATTGTATCGCCAGAACTTATATTAAAAAATCTAGCGTCGGCTGCTGCTGAAGTTAAAAAAGATGTATCGTTTGTTGTTGCAGATCCTTGCTCTGATGATGTAATAACAGTAGCAGCGTTTAACTTATCTGAAGTTATAGATCCATCAGCATAGTGTTCGTTGTCTAAAGCTCCAGCAGCTATATGTTCAGAATTAACAACGTCATTTTGGATATTATCACCATCTATACAATCGTTAGATAAATGAACATGGTCAATAGATCCATCAGTATAGTGTTCTGAATCGCAAGCATTGTCTGCTAGTTTAGTACCGTCTACAGCATCCGGTTCTAACTTACCTCTTGTTACGTTAAGGTCAGTTATCTTAATTGTAGTGACAGCATTAGTTGCCAATTCGTTAGTAGTAACTTGTGACCCACCAATATGTTGTGTATCAATAGATCTGTCTACATAATGTTCAGAGTTAATACTATCATCTTGTATATTATCACCATCTACACAGTCGTTAGATAGGTGTATGTGGTCTATAGAACCATCAACATATTGGTCACTGTCAACTGAGTTTGCTGACATGTGTTCAAGATCTATAGAACCAGCAACATAATGTTCAGAATCTATTTGGTCATCTGCTATTTTTACATTTGTAATAGCATCATTTTGTATATCTTCAGTTTCTATCGGACGATCCTGTAATTCGTGAATCGCCATTAATGATTGCTCTTGGTTGGCATTAAGATCAATAGCACGGATAGAAGAACCGGCTGCAAATACAGCTTTAGGATTTTCGTCACCGTTTGTTTTACCAACAGTTGTTTCTCTATAAACTCTAACACGTACACCAGCTAAAGGTGCTCCTTGATTTGTTCCAGATGTAACTTGTAAACCTGAAGTAGGGTTGGTAGTGTTAAAAGTTATTTTTGTAGGGTTGCTGACATTGTCAACAGTATATTTAGTTGTCGCTTGTGTTACTCCATTAAGAGCAACTTTTACATCTTCAGTTTGTATGACTGGGAAAGTGTAAGTAAATTCTTTATCAGAACCATTAGCAGCACCTCCCCCATTGTCGGTGTATGTAATTGCCATTTAATTAAATTGTTATTTAGGCATTTCTAGAATTTTATCTATTGTGCCTCTGTTTGCTTTTACGTTTTTTAATTTTTGATTTCTTTCTTCCAGTAATAGTTTTTGGACGTCGTTATCGTTTTTAAGGCTTGCCCAAGCTCGTTTCTTAGCTCGGTCAAACGTTTTTGCGATTCGTTTGTAGTGGGGGAATGATTTTGGTTCGACATCTTTCATACCATTTCGTTTGTGCCAATTCATTTCTGCCATAGATACTGCTATGGATTCTTCTTTTGCCATTGCATCAAATTTAGCTAATAGGTTTTGATCTCCTATAGCTTTTTGAAACATAGACCTAACTTTTGGACTGTCAGATAAATCTGTACCATCTGGAGCGGTGTATGTAGAAGTTCTCATGTCGTATCCACTGTTAAATAAAAACTCTCTACCTTCTGAGTAGTCTAAATTAAAGTTGACTGGAGATACTGCATTAAACATACGAGTTACAAAATCGTGATCTTTAATAGGTTTACCAGTTAGTATATCATATTTAATAGGTAATGGATCTGACGCAATATTTTCAGTTAATAAGTTTCTATTTCTTATAGCACTCTGTATATCTGAACCTAGCTCTCTTGTATAAGGTGTTAATACTTTACCTATCTCATTTCTAAGACCAGATAACGGTACTGTGTTATTCATTAAAGAAGCAATAATTCTATTTTGTTGTCCGGGTTTACCAGAAAACAAATCTACAAATGATTGCATACCAGCTAAATAAGATTTACTTGAGGCTGTGTTAGCTAGTGCCATAGATAATTTTAATAAACTATCTTCTGCCCATTCTTCACCCATTAATTCTTGGTGATCTCCTATATCTCCTACTAAAGCAAGTATTTGGTTGTAAGGTTCAAAGGCATCATAGTTAACCCAGACGTCACCAATTTTTATAGTTCTTGGTTTCCATCCCATGTCCATCCATGCTTGTCTTTGTTTCCTATCTGTAGGTCCATTGCCATGTAAATTGCCACTTAAATATGCCATAGATGCCATACTTAGTGCAGCAGTACCCATAGCTAATCTTCCGTTTTGTATAGCTTTAGCATTGATTAAATCTTGCTGAGTATGAATACCAAACTGTTGTAATTCAGGTGTAGGTACCTTTGCTTTAGCTATCATGTTGAACTCATCAACTAAGAAGTTAAATCCGGGAGTATGTTTAGCTGTTAATTGTAAACCATTAATACCAGTTCTTGCGAATAGAAAGAAAGGTCTAGCCCATGGAGCATCATCAAATGCTTTAGATAAGTTCTTACCAAATCCTGTTAAAGGAGCTGTAAGTGTAGCTTCTTGTCTACTGTACTCAGCCATAGCATCTGTAACCATACCGTTTTCATCAAAGATTTCTTTGTTAAAATTATCTTCCATGTCACGGAAAAACTTAGCATCAAAATTTGCAAAGTTACTATCGCCCATTTTATCAGCAGCAGCTAGAAATGCTTTTTCTCTAGCTCTAGCTCTACCTATCATTAATTGGAAAGCGTCATCAGTAGCTGCCATAATTTTAGTAGAGTAAGTTAATAAACTACTATCATTTAAACCTCGAATCATATTAGCTGTACGATACAAGATTTTATCTGTTGTGTTACCTCTTGTTTCTGCCCAATGTCCATAAAATTGCCATTGGTCATCTAGTGTGTTTCTTTCTATATATCTAGTTTTAATAGTAGAAAGATCACCAGCCCAATAACTATTTAATCTTTTTTTAAAAAATTCAAAAGATTCTGGAATTGTTTGTACTAAAGCATTTAGTGAAGCTAAGCCAGCTCTGGAAGTAACCATGTCTCCTCCCATTGCACCACCGATAGCCATAGCCATAGGTCTGCTAAATGTTGCACTACCTGTACCCATGATTGCTCGGATTGGTGTTTTAGGACCAGATAAGACACTATGAGTAAACATAGTACCAAACTCTCTCAAGAATGCACCAGTCATTTTCTTATCACCTTTGAAAGTACCACCTCTCATTTTCTTACGCATAAATACGTCAAGGTCATCAAGGGTATGTACTCCATCAGCCATAGATATTCCTTCAAATAAAATCTTAAACAAGTCGTCGCCACCTTCTTCAGCACTTAAATCTAAAGCCATACGGAAAGCATCTATACTTTGTTGTACTGCTTTTTCATTTGCTTCTCTTGCAGCTTGCTTACTTGCTGCTACAGCTTTTTTAAACTGAGCATAAGTTTTAAAGTCACCAGATACTTGTCTGCCTCTTTTAACATCTTTTATTCTTCCAAGTCCAAAGTCTGAAAGTTGTTGTGAAACTTCAGCACTTGCTTCTTTTCTTAATTTTAAACCAGCAATTAATTTTTTTACAAGTTGTTGTGCTGGACCATCTATATCTGTAATATCTGTAATATCTGCTAACTCTCTACCAGTTACTCCTAATGCTTGTATGTCATTAAATAAAGAAATATTAACCATATCTAATGCTTTTATATATTCAGGTCTTACATACTCACCTACAGTTTCTCTTCTAATTTTACCAGTTTTAGGATCTTTAAAAGCTGCCTTAAGTTGTGTTCTGTCTCTAGTAATTCTTTCAAAAAACTCTTTGTCAGATATTTCACTTGTAGCTCTACCTTCGTAAATCTCTCTAAAAATAGTTAAGTTTTCTGCAACTACATCTTGTAGTTTTTTACCTTGTTCTTTAGCAGTAGCTTCTAGTTGTGTAACATATTTCTGGGTTCTAAAATTACCCATAATTTTTTTCATGGTATCAACTGCTGTATCTGTTCCAACAGCTAATTTTTCTATTAGTGTGTTAGATGTCATAGAACCTACATGACCATCTTCACTACCCCAGTTTTCTTTCTTTGCTTTTATACCTTTATCAACATCAGCAGCACTGTGATTAGAAGTAGAGTTTCCTAAAGTTCTATCACCAATAGGTTCATTTTTTGGAAAACGTACTCCGGGTTGTTTTAATTGTTCTGCAACTTCTTCTCTTTTTTGTGCTTCTACACTATCTCTTCTTGACTGTGTATATTCAGCAAACCTACTTCTTAGGTCATCAAGGTCTGTATCTAATACGTCTCTAACTTTTTGACCAACTACATTTAATTCTGCTGGGTCTGTCGCAACCATATCATCTCTGAATGCTCGCAAATCTTCACCAATCTCTTTTCCTGCTTTACCAAGTTTTCCACCAAGCTTAACGCCAGCATCAGCTACAGTTGTTGCAGTTTCTTTAACTACTGGTGCAGCAGCATCTATTCCTGCTTTACCGGCAGCTATACCTTTTTTCCCTAGTAAACTAGCTACAGGAAGCATTTTAAATAAAGTTGCATCAAACACAGCACCTATACCCATACCCTCTACAATGTGTTTAAACTTTCTCATTAGAGGTCCGTCTGTTTCACCTGTAGCAAGTGGTGTATCAAGCCATGGATAATGTTTTTTTAAAGTTCCTGTTATGTTGTCTTGGTTTTCGTTCTTAGCAAAGGTGTCATATTGTAAACCAATTATCGCACCATCTTTCATGGTCTGAGCTAAACCAACCGCAGCTTGTTTACCTTTTAGACTACCTTTTATTACCATTCCTGCTTTAGTACCAATACCAATAGCTCTTCCTGCACCACCAGTAGCAGCGATAGTACCACCAACTTCTGTTACAGCAGACACAACACCACCCCACCATGTTTTAGTGGTAAGAGGGTCGCCGTCTCCATACATAAATTGGTCCCATTCAGTTTGATAACCTTCCTCGGAAGCCATCTCTTCTTCCATCTCTCCAGAAAAAAAGTCAATGACTCTTTCAGGTGCAGTGATAATATTACTAGCAGCTTTTCTACCTCCTACAACAAGACCAACTCCTGTATCTTTTACATAGTCGCCTGCTGTAAGACCTTCTTTAGGTTCAATAGTATTAGCTTCTTGAGCTACTACTTCTTTTTCCTCTTCAAGATTTTGATTGATGCCGTTTTCTATATCGGCAGCTTGTATGTTTTGTACTGCCTCGGCAGTTTCCTGTTCATTTAGACCTACACCAGAAATGCCTATTTCTAGTGTGGGGTCGAAGTTGTTTTCTTCATTCATTAGTTACCTCGGTAATATTAGCTGTAGAGACAGCCAATAAACCGCAGTTACTGATCTTGTCTGACTAAAGCTTTTTTATTAAAAATGGATGTTTTTACTGAACCACGTTCACGTTCAGCTTCTTTTCTAGCTTTTATAACCTGTTGACGTAATAAAGGGTCTCTAGGTAATTCTCTTTTATATTGTATTACATTAGGGTTGATACCAAAATTAGGTTTTGTTTCTAAATACGGATCTATTTTTTCCCCATGTTTTTTTACCATTTTATTTAACTCGTCCAAAATCCTAGCTCTTGTTATACGTGAGCGAGTAGGGTATTTATAAACAAGTGTTTCTACTTCTTTACTATGTTCTTCTTTTTTTTCTTCTTGTTTTACTTCTTCACCTGATACATATTTTAATTGTGAGTTAGCTAAGTCAACAGGATTAACTCCCATTCTCATTGCTAAATCTTTGTAGTAGTCTGGTATGTCAGATGATTGTTTTAGAGGTGTCTGACCCCAAGCAATTAACTCTTTTTGTGATGCTTGAGTAGCACTAACTTTTTTCTTTTTCCAGTTACCGTTACTAGATTGTGTCATACCGTTCTGTATTAATCTACTATAAGAACCATCACTAACATCAGTATTAAAGTTTTGTAATCTAATTACTTCACTAGGATTATTTATAATAGTTTCAACAGCAGCTAAACCAGCTTTCATTCCATCTTCAGGTCTACCTATAATTTTACCATCACGTACAGTAGCTTGTTCGTAAGCCTGATTAAATGCGTTTTCTAAGTTACCATATAATGTTAACCATTCAGGTGACTTAGTATCTGTTTCTCCAAATGACTCTTCTGTACCTCTATTAGTATATCCACGTAAATACTGTGCTGCTAACTTATGGTCACTGGAACCGGGAACCATAGCTCCACTAGATAGAATCTTATCTTTATGTTTGTTGTACATTTCTGTACTAAGATTCTTAGCTTCAAAATCATATACACCACCTTGGTAGCGTACTGACTTTTCAATCATATCTTCGGCTTGCCAGTCTTCCATATGTCCGCGTAAAGCATCAGCTATTTCGTTTGGAACATAGCCATCATATTTCTGTCTGTACACATCCATCATTATTGCTTTTTGTTCGTTTGTAGCGTTAGGGTTAGACCTAATTAATTCTACATCAGCAATAACGTCTGCTTGTCTTTTATCTTCTCTAGCCTGTACTCCAGCACTAGCAGCACTAGCTAACTCACCATTTAGACCAGCCCATTCTTTCCAAGAACCCATAGTCTTAGTAGAACCATCACGAGCTGTTATTTCGTGATTAACTATAGACAAAGCTTCTGAATATGTAATTTGATCTTGTTTAACTAAATCAATTAAATTTTCTTTGAATGCTAATCTGCCTGCTGAAATAGTAGTTCTATTTCTAGCTGCATATCTTGCTGCCCAATCATGTGCTAATTGATGTCCGTCTTCAGGGTTAGCTGTTACAAAACCCATCCGTATCATGTTAGTGTCAGATGATTTTACTTGTGCTTGATAATTAGCTTCTCTTTCTACAGCTTGTTTTTTACGTCTAGCTGCATCAAACTTATCTATTTCAGGTTTAACTACAGTAGCTACAAGTGCTTCGTTTAATCCTGCAAATTGTTTTGCATATTCAAACTTAATCTTTGTATCTAGAGCTGCCTGTTCAGCAGGAGATAAGTTATCTAGATGTCCAACAGAAACTGACTGACCATCTCTAACAACATCTATCTTAGTTGTTTCGTAAGCTTGATAAACATACTGGTCATAGTCTTTTGCTTTTTGTAAAGCATATTGTTCTGCAACCATATACTTTTCCCAGCCTGCCATGTTACGAAATTCTTGAGCGGTGATAGAGTCACCGGTTTCCTCTTCGTATTTAGAAGCAAATTCCTGTGTAGCTAAATCGTCTTCAAAAAGCTTATCTCGCTCACCTCTAAATCTTGCTTCTAGTTCTGGACTTACACCTCTAGTAAGTATGTCTAATTTTATTTGTGCTTCTCTGTCTGCTCTAAATTTTTCTTGTCTTTCTTTTAAAATGTTGCCAAATGTGTTTGAAAGGTCAGCTATTTGACTCCATGTTTTTTCAGTATTTCTTATTCTATCTTGAGCATTCTGCTCTAAACCTTGTAGGTATCTTTCCTCTGACGCTTGTATAGCGTTGTCAGATCTTTCTTGTTCTGGAATAACATCAAGTATTTCTTGAGGTGTTACTTGTTGTCCAGTTATATTGTAATCAGGTATTATGCTCATTGTTAATAACTCTGAAATGTTCTAATTTGATGACCAAATGTAGGGTCTGTAGCGTAGGTATAGACTTGTCCCATTGAAGTTCCAGTGCCAGAAGAAAGAGTTTGATTACTTAGACCATCACCAGTACCACTACCAGCCGACATACCAGCACCTACGGCTTCAGCCATACCTAACATAAGTGTTAGACCTACGTTTTGCATTACTGGAGGAGGAGGTGGTAGATCTGCTATTGGTTGAATTGCTACTTTTCCAAAGGATTTATTTAGTTGTCCTTTTAATTGTCTGTTAATATCTCCATAAGTTTCTCTAGCATCATAGCCAGCTTGTGTTAAACCTCTAGATCTCATTGCTTGAGACATACCAAAGGTAGCACTATTCTGTACTAATTGTCTAGCTACACTTCTACCTCTAACTCCACGCTCGGCTGCTGATACTTCAATCGCTCCTTCGTTGGCTAACATTTTTTTAAAATCGTCTTGATTCTGTAAAATAGCTAGAGATCTTGCATTATATAATTGTCTTTGTACTCTTGAGTAAGCTCGTTGAGCTGCAATGTTTGATTGGTCAACCTCTTGCTCAAATTGTACTTTTTTGGATGCGTAAGTAGTTCTTGTTTGCATCCATTTACGTTCACGAACTTTTAGTTTATGTTCGTAAATTCTACGTTTTTCTTTGTTCGCTTGGGACGCTGCTGCTGCGTTGCCTATGGCACCGACTGCTGGTCCTATTGCTGCTGGATCGCACACGGCAAAATTCTATAAAGGATAAATTGTTTGGTCCGTAGGGAAATCTCCTAAGAAATTTAAAACCTAAAAACCTAAGTAACTTAAGATGGATCTTGTTTCTTTCGTCAACAAAATTCCACAGTAACTTTTCTTGTCTTGAGTTCACATACCTTTTTGCTTCTCTAGCAAATGTATGAGGAAACTTTAAAATAGCTGGGGTACATAGCATCCATATCTGTCCACCATCGTGAACGCCTGCAATGCCACATATCTCATCATCTGGGTTAGTAAAATAGACTGACTCAGAGTTATGTACTCCGACAACCAGAGCATTTAAAGGGTCATGTCCATGACCTTCTTTTACTTCCCGATAATCGTCGGGTAGCAAGTTAGAAGCTACACGTAGTGCAGCCTCTGTTGTTGCTGGGTGAATGTATTTACTCATTTAATGCGTGTTGTAATTTATCTATGGTATCTTGCATCCAAGACTCCCAAGGATTACCTAAGGGTAGATTCATACCTTTATACATACGGTTCTTTTTTAACCATTGACTGTATATACGTACTTCTTGTTCGGTAAGGGTGAGGTTATACACGTTGATAAAATTTAGTATTGTAAGCTCCTTCCCATGTCAGGTTATGAATAGTAGCTGGAGCTGGGTGTGTTGATTTAATTGTTAATCCTACGTTTGTATTAGCATCATATATAGGTACTTCTCTTATTTTATTATCATCTACTATTGATGATGTGTTAGCTGCGTATTGGTCAGCACCTGTTAATTCAAACAGTTCTGTATATGCAACTCTACCTGTTCTGTTTAATGTAGTTTCATATAGACCTACTGGACCAAATCCTAACTTAGCTCTGTGTAATACAAGACTAGATCTAGTATCAGCTCTAAAGTTTTCTCCTTCTCTAGTTATATAGTAAATAGTAGGTAAGTCAACTTGCATAGTATATTGGTAACCTATTAAAAACTCTTCTCCTGTCCAATTACCATCAAGTTCTAAGTTACTACCATTGACAGTTATTTTTCCATACCTACCTAAGTTTTGAGTTCCAGAGGATTCATTAGAATTATCATATGCAACTAACTGATTAGAACTTTCTAATCCTGTAGGTTTAGCAAAGGTTGATTTATTAGTTGTAGAATTATAAGTAACTGTTGGGTTTCCACTTGTAAGTTTTGGAATCTTCATTAAATGATCTAAATGTACCCTGTTCTCTGCAATAGAAAGAGTTTCAGCATCCATTTTAATACTGTATTTAAGTAACTGATCCTTACTATTGTTACGTACAACTACGAATAAACTATCATCTTGCATACAGTGGTATTGAATTGTTCCAGTCAATGTCCATCTAAACCAAGCTGCTAGTTTTCTTTCTCTAATATTGTCAAAGTATCTGTAACCATATAAGGTTGATGTACCTTCTTCACTAAAAAATATAACTGAGTTTTCTCTAGAGTTAGATATAAGTTTTAAATCTTTTTCAAATAATCTAGAAACTACTGCACTTTGTTCTATAACCTCTGGTTCACCTTCTCTTTGTACCTGTGCCATCTCAAAAAATCGAGAGAACTTACCGGCGTTATCTAAGAACCCGACAGTAGTACCAAGAGAGATAGGATTTGTAGCAAAGTTAAAGTTGTAAGTAGAAAGAGCATTGATCTTAGCGGTGGTTGGGCTGAACACGTCACTATCTGTAGTGAGCATGAATTGTTGATTTTTAGTAAATAATAGTAGACCTGTGTTTACTTGTATAGCATCAAATAATATTGCTGGATATTCTGAACTAGCTGCTATGTCTATGGGGTCACTAGCTACAAGTTGTATAGCTGACTTAGCAAAGAAGTTAGTAAAGTCTCCGGGACGAGACATTACAATATGTTCATCAGCTAATATTGTAAATCTGTTTCTGAAAAAACATAGCTTACTAACACTTTTACCTATAAATGAAGGTTCAGGATTAGTTACGTCATCACCAACTAAGGCATCATCCCATTGTGGTACTGGGTAAGATGTACCTAAAATAGTATAACTAGAACCATCTAGTTCAGTTAATCTAAAATTACCGTCAGCAGTTCTGATAAGAATGATTGGCATTCTAGATCTTTTTAATCTAATTGTTCTTCCCGGTTTAGCACACTCTTCCCATGTACCCTCACCATCTTTATCATTGTTACCAAAAAACTTAACAAAATGGTTATCTTCGTCTGCTTCACTATTAACAACCTCTACAACCATGCCATGCTTGCACTGAGAGGGTAAATCGCCTACGTCGTTAACTTTACCAGCAACAACATTTAACAGCTCTCCTACGGGCGTAGAGGCGTTGAATATGGCAGATCTAGATATATGTAATCCTGTACCAATTTGTGTAACAGTAAATCCGTTTCCTGTTGTAGCTGTAGCACTACCAGTTAAACCTTTTCTAATATCACCAAGAATACTCTCGGCAGTAATAGTTGTTTCTGTATCAAATGGTGTAGGGTTAGGTCTGACTAAAGCTAGGTTAGCTTGTACTCTGGAAACACTTACAGCTTCTATAGTTACTTTATAGTAACCATCTTTCATAAATACAAAGAAAAAATCGCCTTGTTCCCAACCTTCTCCACCATGAAGTAAATCATGTGTAGTTGTATATCTTGCTTGATATGTAGTTGTCTGACTACTTCCAGAACCCTCTGTGTAAGGTACTGATTGACCAGTTGTAGCTATACGAAAATATAAGTTGTTTCTACCAGTTTGACTTCCTACAGCATAAGTTACATTTTCACTGGTTATGTTAGCAGAAACACCTCCGGGAACTGTAACAGAAAAAGCATTAACATCAACTCCACTGATTGTATAAGTTCCAGTTGGAATATTACTACTTCCTACAATACGAACTTGCTGACCATTGGATAAACCATGGCTATTTTTCTGAACAGTTATGGTATTATATTGTGCTGTTGCGAAACCTGTGGCATCTATAGGTGCAGCAAATATATTAACTGAGTAACTGTAATTAGTCTCAGCTTGATCTCCGTTAGAGTTAAGTATCCCACCGGTTGCACCTTCATCAACAAGAGTCGTACCAGTGCTAACACTAAAAATACGTGTTCCTACATTAGGTGCAAACGCATCTCTTCCATCTCCAGCTTGTGTACCACATCTTGCATTATTACCATCACCTCTATTTGCATGAGGTCTCATGTAATAATTGGAATCACAATAGTTATTACTTGAGTTAACTAGAGTTACCTTAATACGTGTAGCTGTACTAACTGTACTAAGATGGCTTTCTTGTGTACCATCTTGGTCAAAAACATTTAACGCATACTGTTTTGCATAACTAATACTTTTTAACTCGACAAAAATTTCTTTCTGAAAATTTCCAAGAGGTTCTGTAGTAGTATCCATTTCTGTAATAATGGACCTATTATTTATATAAGTAAAGTCGTTTAGAGTTAGTGTTTGTAAATCTTCGTCATCTGTGTGCATTAAATAGTTATCTTTTACAGTAACGTTACTTGTATTAATAGTTCCACTTTCTGTATTTTGAACTTTAAATGTATTAGCATCAACTATTTCTGTTACTGAATGGACACCATCTATAGCTCCACCTGAAGTAAAGTCTAATTCAACAGCTCTTCCAACAGTAAAATCATGGTTAGTTAAACTAACAGTAACTTCACTACCAGACCTTTCATAAGTTGCAGATCTGGATTGAGTAGTATTGCCAACCACTACAGACTTCTCTGCTCCAGTCAAACAATCCCACATTTTAACAATACCAGTGCGTGATATTTGTCCTATATATTGTTCGTTCTCGTCACGATAGTAATGAAACCATCTACCGTTTGCTGTAGAGTTATTTGAACCATCAGATAAAGATGCCACAAACTTTCCAGCCGGTCTTTTTGTTAGTCCTTGTGTAACGTCAGGTAAGGCGTTCACCATATCTTTTACCTGACCGGGAATTTTTTGTTCGTCAGGCTGTTGTGATATACCAGAAGCCAGACTATGAATAGTTTGTGTAATGTTTGCCATTATCTAATAAGTGCCTTGTAAGGTTGATAAGATCTGTAATTACTTTCATGTGGAAATCCAAAGAAGGTATGATCTCCCTGCTCACAATCGTACTCATATGCTGTTGCTTTAGTTTGTGCTTCTTCTAATTGAAGTAACTTAACTAAATCAGCATTAGCAACTAATTGTGTTGCAGCTCTTACTGATGCTCTAGCAATAATGTATCTCTGTATAGCTGGAGGTACATCATTGAAAGCTAGTAAGTATGTTATGTCAAAATAATGATCTCCACTAAAAACAAATGTGTGGTGAGCATTGTCATATAATTTACCGTCTTTTCTCACTACATCTTTTGTTCTATCAGATAAACCTTCATAGACATCATACCTAAGATAGTTGCTAGGAATGATGTAGTGACCATTATCATCTGGAGATATTTTTACATGATCTTCTTTGTTAAAATGCCAGCCTTCGTTTTGCACATCTTTAGTTACTTCCATTAGAAGTCCATGAATCATTGCAATCTGTGGGTTGGCAAATGTGTTTACTATTTCTTGTCCTGTGTTAGTCGCGTCTGTAGTTACAGTTCCAAGTGTAGTTACAGGTGATTGACCAATGCTACCCAAGATAGAATTAACTGCGGATAGTTCGGTATCGGTTGCTATTTGAGTAGTCATAAATAAAAAAAAGGGGGACACGAAGTCCCCGTATAAAAAGTAAATTAAGCGTTTGTTGGGTAGTTGTCACCGAATGCAGCGTTACCAGTAGAACCAGCATCTGCTCCAGCAAGGAACTCAACACAAGCAGCAGGGTTTAGGAAATCTGCACCCATTGCTAAACGTCCAAGAATTACATCACCTTGGTATACAACTGAAACGTCGCCTGAAGTTACCTGAACCTGTGGTCCGATAGCTTCTACAACACCAGCAGCTTCTCTTTGGAAGACAAGTCCGCAAGAGTTAGCGAAGTCAGATGTGTTACCGTAGTTATTGTTAACTCCAGTTTGGTTAGATCTAGCATCTTCTGTGCTTTCTCCAACGAATGAACCTACATTACCGGGTGATGTTACACCGGGGTTTGCAGCTCCAGCAGAACCATACTTAGTACCATAAGCACCAAAGAAAGGAATGTTCATTGACTTGTAGATCTTGATGCCTGCAATTTCAATGATACCTTCGCCACCTTGTAATGCTGTACCTTGTACGTCTCTGTTTACAAGACCACTAGAACCAACAGCTTGTATAAGTTCGTAGTACTGTCTTGGGTTTAGTACAGCTACTCTACCTTCAGTAGATACGCCTTTCTCGTCTAGTGCAGCAGCAGCATCATAGAAGCCTGCTATTAGACACTGAGAGTCGTATGCTGCTGTAGCATTAGTAACTCCAGATCTTGTTAATCTGATTTGTGTACCGCCGGGTTCAACGAAACCGGACTTTGTGATTGGTGAAGCAAGACGTGCTCCCTTCGCGATTGCACGGAAGATAAGTCTGTCATACTTCTGAGCTAGAGCATATCCAATCTTCTTAGATATTTCTCCTCTCAACTCATAATGTGCGAGTGTCTCATCTAGCTCATACACGAATGCAGAACTGATTAATAGGTCGTCGCAAGTTATGGTTTTTTCAGCTACTGGAGGTGCTCCGTCGCTGTTACCGAGAATACTATTTCCGGGTGTATGGAACTCGGCTTTTGTGTGTCCAGTGTAGATGAACTGTAAAGATTTTCCATTCTTAAGAGTTCTCTTCATAACGAGATCTCTTGCGATTGCATTGTGCTGGAAGCCTTTAAACATTTCTCCACTGAACAGTTTAAGGTAGAGTGCTCTTGCGTCACCTGTGCTATTGGATTGACCAGCACGGGTTAATGAAGAGGTCATACCTGAACTCTGTTGAGCCATGATTATGTCCTATTTTGAGGGGTATATTGTATCGTTCCTAACGTTAGAATTGTAGCAGTCTTAATTGGTCTTACGTGAGACTGGCACGTTTGTGGTCTATCCCACCGTATATACGGCTGATGGTATCCTCCTTAGAGGGCAAAAGCCAGATTGAGTAGGGAGGAATTGAACCTCCCCAAGATCGCCTAACCGATTACTCTTGTGTAAGCAACGCCACGATATACGAATGTAACTTTCATGGTTATCTCCATATAC